AAACTGTAAGAGAAGCTGGCGACGGAACGACAACGGCTACAGTGCTAGCGCACTCAATTTTAAATGAGGCATATCCTAAACTAAAAGAGTTAGGAGCTAGGGGATTAAAAGAAGGTATTGACAATGCTGTACAAAAGGTTGTGCAACATTTAGAAAAAGCTTCTGTAAAGGTCACAGGCGATATGATCGACCAAGTAGCTAGTATATCTACTAATAACGATATAAAATTAGGTACAACTATTGCAAACGCCTTTAGATCAGTTGATGAAACAGGCGTAGTTATGATGGAAACAACAGAGTTGTCTGAAACTACAGCTGAATTAATTGACGGATTACAATACGAAAAGGGGCTAACAAATTCACATTTTATTACCAAGCAAGATGCAAAAGTTGCAGAGCTTGACAATCCTTATGTATTATTAATCGAATCTCCTGTAGAAAATATACGTAAAATACAATCTGTATTAGAATACATTATAAAGAAAAGTAAGCCTTTACTTATTATAGCTGATTTAGATCCTAAAGTTATATCTACATTGGCAATGAATAAAATAAAAGGTAATGTAAAAATTAATGTTATTAATGCACCTACTTATGGAGTGGCTAAAAAAGATATGCTAACTGATTTAGCATTATTAACTGGGGCTACTATTATAAATGAAGATTTGGGCGATGACATGGATTTAATACAACCAGAGCATTTAGGCAAATGTTTAAAATCTGTTACCAATGATACTGAAACCATCATAAAAGTTGAAAGTATTACTGATGAGGTATCAGAAGTAATTAATAAGATTAAAAAAGATTTATCTGGTAAAAACAACGCTGCCGAAACTATTAGACTTGAAAAAAGATTAGCTAGGTTATCAGCTAAGATTGCTACAGTTAAAGTTGGTGCAGATTCAGATATTGAATTAAAAGAAAAAGCAGATAGAGTAGAAGACGCTATTTGCGCTACTAAAGCTGCTATTAAAGAAGGCATTGTACCGGGTGGTGGAGTTGCATTATTAAACGCATCAACACAAATAAAGCCTAAAAACAAAGCTGAAGAAATATTATTAGACGCTATTAAAGCTCCTTATATAACAATATTAGAAAATGCAAATTTTGATATTGTTGAGCCTACTAAAAAAGGTTGGGGACTTGATGTTATTACTGGCCAAAGTAAAAATATGATTAAGTCAGGAATAATTGACCCATTGCTTGTAACCAAAACTGCATTAAAAAATGCTGCTTCAGTTGCAACTACTATATTGTCTACAGATTGTATAATTAATAATTTACGTATTAATGAAGGCAATAGGTAGAAACTTAATAATTAAAAAAGAAAAACAAGGTACTTCTGAAACTAAAGGAGGCTTATTGTTAACTGAAAATCAAAGAGAAGATTTAAGATACAATAAAGCTAAAGTATTATCTGTAGGTTCTGAAGTAATTGGAGTTAAAGAAAACGACAATATTTATTATGATAAGCATGCAGGACATGGTGTTGAAATAAATAAAGAAGTTTTACAAGTAATTAAGCTTCAAGACGTTGTTATTGTTTTATGAAAAGATTAGAAGCAAGAGATTTAAAAGATCTTAACTTGCTTAAGCATTATAGAATTATAAGAAAGTGGGCTGCTAAAAATAATGGCATGACTGATGCTGATTTAGAGCTCTTAATATATTTAGATTGTGTTGATCTATTTAGCAAGATAGATTTTAAAATGGGGGCTTATTCGTATAGCTGGAATAATAGAAGATGGAATACACTATTAAAAGAAGGCTGGATAACTGTATGGCGTAAAAGAAATCATACAACTCAAAAGTATAATATATACAAAACATCTTTTAAATGTAAGCAGCTTATAAATAAAATATATAAGATAATGCTTGGCGAAGAAGATATTCCAATAAGCGAACGTAGAAATGTAATAATGAAAGGTGAAACCTACACAAATAAAGTTTTAAAGGTTTCTATAGACAATGTTAATAAAGACAAGTATAGATAATTATGGACAAAAGTAAAGCAATAATTTCAAACCCTATATTAAAAGGGCAAGTAGGAGAATCTCATGTATGGGATGGTCCTTTAAGTACAGAAGGTTTTCCAATGGGAAGTGGTAATAGCTCAGGCATTACTGGAATGGAAGTTAAAAAAGCCCCAACATTTTATAAAGCAGGCGCTATTACGCAAATTGCAAAAGCAGCGCGCGGAGAATAATAATGGATTTGGCGGATATAAAGTTGCTAGCTATCAATGGATTAGTTGGTGTAGTGACTATGATGGAAATAGAAGTATGGCTTAAAATAATACTTTTAGCTGTGACTATAGGATATACTTTAGCTAAATGGCTTAAACTCATAAAATAATGGCATATATACAACACTCGTCACCTTTTTTAAAGAAAGGAGATGCACCTTCACGGAAAAAATCCAAAGGTTATTATAATAAAGCAAATAAAACCGGAACAGGGGCAGCCGCGGGCGGGGGTATGTCAGAAAAAGGTGTTAAAAAATATAAAAGAGATAATCCTGGCAGCAAACTGCAAACTGCAGTAACTACTCCACCTTCAAAATTAAAGAAAGGTAGTAAAGCTGCAAAACGCAGAAAATCTTTTTGTGCTCGATCTAAAGGCTGGACAAGCGAACGAGGTAGAGCGGCAAGAAGAAGATGGAACTGCTAATAATTAAACAACAACAATAACAACACAAACCAAAACACAAAATTATGAACAAAGCAGAAAAGTACGACATGAAACAGGCGTATAACAAAGATCTTACAAAATCCGCAAGATTTAATTATCTTAAAAACGCTATGCACGATAAAAAAGGTATGTCTATGAAAGACGAAGGCGTAATGATGATGGGGCAAGTTAAGCAAGGCTCTATGGCTACAATGCGTAGCGGAAATGTTGGACATTATACAGGTAATCACCCTAGATTTGCTTCTAAAGGAATGAATATGAATGCAGATCTTGCATTTAATCCTGTAGATGATATTACACAAAATAAAGGTGCTGCGGACACAGCCCCTATAGCTAATCTTAATAAAGGATATGGCCAACAAGTAGGTAAGCCTTCTGTTGCAAGCCAACAAAAATATGGTGGTAATAAAGGAGATGAAAGTATGTCAGATAGAGACTATAGTGCCCCTACTAAAATGTATGGAGGAAAAAAGGGCGACATGAGCAAATCCCGAAGAGATTACAAATAAAACAGATAGGACTGTATAAACCTAGCAAAACATAAACATTAACAATAACAAAACAAAACCAAAATGGCAAGATTTATTTCTATTTCCGTTGTTGGAGGCGCAGACGCTTTTGAAGACGGACAACATCTAATTAACACAGACTCAATTGTCGCAGTAACATCAGGAGATGCTACTGGTGCTAATGAAGGAACTAAAACAACAATTCACACCGTTGCTCCAACATTAGACACAATTACATTAACTCATTCAACTGAAACAACTCCATCAGTTAGAGATGCAATTAACTCAGCTCTTACTGCTAATCCAGGTGGTGTAAAATCAACTGTTGGTCTTCCTAGCGGAATTACTGTAACTGAATTTCTAGTTGTATAATGAGCAAATCTAAAGGGCTTGGTGATTCAATTGAAAAAGTTACTAAAGTTACTGGAATTAAAAGTGTAGTAGATAGAGTCGCAGAGGGTTTAAATATCCCCTGCGGCTGTTCTGCTCGCAAAGATAAATTAAATAAAATGTTTCCTTATAAATAATGGCTTTTAAACTTAATACACCTCCATATAATTTAGACAATACGCCTATATATAATGTAGATTTAGGTAATGATGTATTAGGCAAAGCTAACAATAATGGAACTATATTAATAAATAAAAATTTAAATCCATCTAAAATTAAAAAAGTAGTTGATCATGAAATGATACATATTGATCAGTTTAAAAGAGGAGATTTAGATTATGATGATAATAATGTTTATTGGAAAGGTAAAACTTATTCAAGAAGCAAAATGAAAGAAGGCGCAAAAAATTTGCCCTGGGAAAAAGAAGCTTACGACAAAGCTTAAATTATGTTAAAATTATTATTAGGCCTACTAAAAGGCGGCGATGGCAGAAAGTCAGTAGCTGGCAATTTAGCGTGGGAAATAAGAGAAGCAATTAAGGGTAAAGAATTAGACCCTAATGAAATAATAGAATTGCAAACTAAAATAAATGAAATTGAAGCCGGCCATAGAACAGTGTTTGTTGCGGGCTGGCGGCCATTTATAGGATGGGTTTGCGGAGTAGCATTAGCATATAACTTCGTAATAAGAGATTTATTTATTTGGATAACAAAAACAACCGACGCTCCTCCGGCATTACAAATGGAGCATTTAATGACAGTCTTATTAGGAATGCTTGGCCTTGGTGGATTAAGAACCTTTGAGAAAATAAAAGATAAAGTAAAATAATTTAATTAAATTTAATCAAATGAGTACAAAAGAAAAAAAAGTAACAGAAGAGCAACTAGCTAAAATTAAGGAGCAACAAGTAACAATGAACAATAAGCTGCGAGACATCGGGCTTGTTGAAAATCAAAAGCATGTATTATTGCATGAATACGCCGGGCTTGAGCAAGATATGGAAGCCTATAAAAAAGAGTTAGAAAAAGAATATGGTGCTATTAGCATTGATCTTGAAACAGGTGTTTATAAAGAAATAGAAAACACCGAAGAAAAAGAAAAGTAAAATGAGTAGTGTTATAAGAAAGATCAGCATCGGTTCTGATTATAAAAATGATGCTATGCATTACTCTGTAGGCCAAGAGGTGTATGGAGGACACAAAATAGCTTATATCATATTCGAAGATACTGATAGTTCTTATAATATTTTTATAAAAAAGAATAATGAGGTATTACCTTGGAAAAAATTTAATTCTAATATGGCAATTTCTGTTGAATATAATTTAGAATATGAATAGTATCTACGATTTTATCGTTGAGCCTATTGGAGAAAGATATAACAATACAACTAAAGTAGATAATAAAAATTTAATATTAAATTCTAATATAGAATCATTTAAGTTTATAAATAAACTTGCCAAAGTTATATCTATACCAAAAGCTTATAATACCGTTATAAAAGAAGGTGATGAAATCATAATTCATCATAATGTTTTTAGAAGATACTATGATATAAAAGGTAAAGAAAAAAATAGCAGTAAATACTTTAAAGATAATCTTTACTTTTGTCAGCCAGATCAAGTGTATCTTTACAAAAAAAGCAATAAATGGCATTCATTTATGGATAGATGTTTTGTTAAGCCTCTTTTAAATAATGACCCTACAAGCTTAGAAAAAGAGCAAAAGCATATTGGTATATTAAAGCATGGCAATAGCTCGTTAAAGGCGCTCGAAATTAACCCAGGGGATGTCGTAGGGTTTACTCCTAATAGCGAATGGGAGTTTATAATAGATGATGAAAGATTGTATTGTATGAAATCTAATGATATTGTTATTAAGTATGAACGTAAAGAAAACCAAACTGAGTATAATCCAAGCTGGGCAAAAAGCAGTTGAGGAATTAATTAAAGTAGCTAAAGAAGCTATTGTAGATTCAGAGGATGATATATCAGCAGATAGATTAAAAAATGCAGCAGCAACAAAAAAGTTAGCAATATTTGATGCATTTGAAATACTTACTAGAATAGAAACTGAAGAAAAATTATTAGAAGATAAGTCTAGTAATCAAAAAACTTTTGGGGGTTTTGCTGAAACAAGATCTAAATAATGTATAAGCAAACATTATATTCGATTATACCTGATTATGTAAAGCCCAATATATTAAAGAAAAAAAATAAACAAAAAAGCTGGGAATACGGATACAACAAAGAGCATGACTTAGTAATTATAAGTAAAACAGGTGAGCTTGGCGAAGTATATGATATTCAAGGCTTAAAAATAGGTCTACCATTAATACATAAATGCTTTAAAAGATCAAATAAAAAAGCTGAGCAATTTTGGCAAAAGTTTGATTACCCTAAAGAGCTTAGTAAAATAAAAAGCGTTTTTGACTGGAATAATTATCCAGACAATTTTAAAGAACAATGGTACGATTATATAGATAATGAATTTAAATATAGAGAAGAAGGCTTTGCGTTTTATAATAACGGCAATGAAACTTACATTACTGGTACTCATTACATGTACTTGCAATGGACTAAAATTGACGTTGGGGCCGCTGAATTTAGGGAATCAAATAGATTATTCTACATTTTCTGGGAAGCATGCAAGGCAGATAGTAGATGTTACGGAATATGCTATCTCAAAAACAGACGGTCTGGCTTTAGCTTCATGGCATCGAACGAAACTGTCAACCAAGCTACAATATCAAGCGACGCAAGATTTGGAATTTTATCAAAAACTGGGGCTGATGCCAAAAAAATGTTTACAGATAAAGTTGTTCCAATATCAACCAATTATCCTTTCTTCTTCAAGCCCGTTCAAGACGGTATGGATCGCCCCAAAACAGAGCTTGCTTACCGAGTGCCCGCCTCCAAACTAACTCGGCGCAAGATAGAAGTAGGCGAACAATTAGCGGATATTGATGGGCTTGATACTACAATCGACTGGAAAAACACAGGCGATAACTCATATGATGGAGAAAAGCTAAAGCTTTTAGTTCACGATGAATCTGGTAAGTGGGAAAGACCAGATAATATAATTAATAACTGGAGAGTAACAAAAACAACATTAAGGCTAGGAAGTAGAATAGTAGGCAAATGTATGATGGGTTCTACATCTAATGCTTTAGATAAAGGAGGTGAAAACTTCAAAAAATTATATGAAGGATCAAATGTTACAAAAAGAAACCGCAATGGACAGACTAGCTCAGGATTATATTCTTTGTTCATACCTATGGAATGGAATTACGAAGGATTCATTGATATGTTTGGATTACCTGTATTTGATACACCGGAAAAACCAGTCGAAAGTATTGACGGTACTCAAATAGAAACAGGTGTAATTGATTATTGGATGAACGAAGTTGATGGATTAAAAAAAGATCAAGACGCTTTAAACGAATTTTATAGACAATTTCCCCGGACTACGCAGCATGCATTTAGAGATGAAACAAAACAATCTTTATTTAATCTAACTAAGATTTATGAACAGATTGATTATATTGAAGAAACAAAATACACGGGCCTTATAACACAAGGTAATTTTCAATGGCGAGGTGGAGTAAAAGATTCTGTAGTAGAATTCTATCCTAATAATAATGGAAGATTTTTTATTTCATGGATTCCGCCTCAAAGTATGCAAAACAGGTCTATATCTAAAGGTAATTTAAGATACCCAGCTAATGAGCATTGCGGTGCTTTTGGTTGTGATAGTTATGATATATCAGGCACGGTAGATGGGCGCGGATCAAAAGGGTCTTTACACGGGCTTACTAAATTTACGATGGAAGATATACCACCTAATCATTTCTTTTTAGAATATATTTCAAGACCTGATAATGCTGAAATATTTTTTGAAGATGTATTAATGGCATTAGTGTTTTATGGTATGCCGTTGCTTGCGGAAAATAATAAACCAAGATTATTATATTATTTAAAAAGAAGAGGATATAGAGGCTACTCAATGAATCGACCAGATAAAGTTTATAATAAATTATCTATTACAGAAAGAGAAATAGGCGGAGTACCTAACTCAAGTGAGGATATGAAGCAAGCTCATGCGGCCGCTATAGAATCGTATATTGATGCTCATGTAGGTTTTAATGGCGAAACACATGGGGATTTGTATTTTACACGTACCTTAAATGATTGGTCTAAATTTAATCTTAACAACAGAACAAAGCACGATGCATCCATAAGTTCTGGCCTAGCTATAATGGCTTGTAATAAAAACAAATATGCTCCGGTAGCTAAAAGAACATTTCAACCGGTAAATTTAGGAATAAGAAGATATAATAATGATGGAGTTACATCAAAAATAATTTAAATACATGATTAATACTAACTATAACAGTTCATTCCCAGATCAGGTAGTACCTGATTCAGTAAAGAATAGTTATGACTATGGTATCCAAGTAGGGCGGGCTATAGAAAACGAATGGTTTAGACAAGACATCGGAGGCGATAGGTATTTACAAAACTTTCAAAATTATCATAGATTAAGATTGTATGCTAGAGGTGAACAGCCTGTGCAAAAATATAAAGACGAATTATCTATAAATGGTGATTTGTCTTATTTAAATTTAGATTGGAAAATAGTACCTGTTATACCTAAGTTTGTAGATATTGTAGTTAATGGTATGACTGATAAAGGTTATGAAATAAAATCTTTTGCTACTGACCCATTTGCATTAAAAGAAAGAACTGATTTTGCTTTTAACGCAATGCGAGATATAATTAATAAAGAATATATTGAGCAAATGAACGCGGCTACTGGGCAAAACTTTTATGCTTCAGCGCAACCTGAAAAGCTTCCCGCGTCAAGAGATGAATTAGATCTTTATTTACAATTAAATTATAAACAAAGTGTTGAAATTGCTGAAGAAGAAATTATTAAAAATGTTTTTTCTTTTAATAAATATGATGAAATCCAGCGCAGAATTGCTTATGATTTAGCTGTTTTAGGTATTGGAATATCTAAAACTAATTTTAATTTATCAGAAGGTATTACAGTAGATTATGTAGATCCAGCTAATGTAGTTTATTCTTACACTGAAGATCCAAATTTTGACGATATATATTATGTAGGTGAAGTTAAAAATTTAAGTTTATCAGAAGTAAAAAGATTATATCCTCAGCTTACAAATGAAGATTTAGAAGAAATACAAAAATATAAAGGGCCTAGCAATTATAGTAATTATACAAGAAACTATAAAGGGCAAGATGACAATAATTTAATATCTGTGTTATTTTTTGAATACAAAACATACACAAATCAAGTTTTTAAATTAAAAAATACTGATCAAGGATTAGAAAAAATATTAGAAAAAGACGATACTTTTAATCCTCCTGAAAATGATAATTTTAGTAAAGTTTCAAGAAGTATAGAAGTATTGTATACAGGAGCAAAAGTTCTTGGTTTAAATAAACTTCTTGACTGGAGCTTGGCCGAAAATATGACTCGCCCGTCTTCAGATGTAACTAAAGTAAACATGAATTACTCTATTTGTGCTCCTAGAATGTATAAAGGAAGAGTTGATTCTCTTGTGAGCAGAATTACAAGCTTTGCGGATATGATTCAGCTTACGCATTTAAAACTTCAACAAGTATTGTCAAGAGTTGTTCCTGATGGTGTTTATTTAGATATGGACGGTTTAGCGGAAGTTGATTTAGGCAACGGCACAAATTATAACCCGGCCGAAGCATTAAATATGTATTTTCAAACAGGGAGCATTGTTGGAAGATCATTAACGCAAGATGGTGATTTAAATAGAGGTAAAGTTCCTATACAAGAACTTCAATCTTCTAGCGGAATGGCTAAAATACAATCATTAATATCTACTTATCAATATTATTTACAAATGATAAGAGATGTTACGGGATTAAACGAAGCTGTTGACGGAAGTACTCCTGATAAAAATGCTTTAGTCGGATTACAAAAAATGGCTGCTGCGAATTCAAATGTTGCTACCAGACATGTTTTAAAAGCTTTAATGTATA